CTTGTGTGTTATAGTTAGTTTAAAATACTATGAATAAGCAAACTAATAATTTATAAATAAGATAAAATTTAAACCAAATGACAGTTGAAAGACTAATAGAGGAACTGAAGAAATACGATAAAGATTTAATTGTTGTTTTAGAAACTGAGAAATTTTGGGATAATATAGGGCAAGTCGTTAAAAAAGGAAGTACTTTAAGTTTAAAAGTTGACGATTACCAAAGAGAGGAATAATTAACTATAACGGTAACGTATATGAAGCGGTGGCGATTAGATGCACTTACTTTTCGCCTACCGAAAAACTTAAATAGAGTGCAAAGTGGTTTAAATAGACGCATAACGCCACTGATTTATATGCAATGTTGTGCGCAGTACGATTATGAATAACAAAACAATTTCAATTGTATTTATGGCGTTGTCTTTTTTAATATTTGGCTTATACGTTTGGTGGGCTTCAAACTATAATAATCTTAGTGGTGGTTGGGGCGCAGGAATTTGGTTGGTAGCCGTTGGCGTATTTTTAACTGGAGTGATAACGTTTTTTGATTGCGATAAAGACGCTTAGTATTGCGCACAACTGATTTGTATATGATATGTTGCGTATTAATAAGCATAAAAATTGAGTAAGTAAAATAGTAAATAAATAATAATTAACCTTTAATGTTAGACATAACAGCAATAGATTATATACGTTGTTATGCACTGTAAAAATTATGTATTATAGAGAAAAAATTATAGATGGTGTATATTATTGTAAACACACACCAAAAGGAGAATGGACCGCGTTAAGTAACAAAGTGTTAACAAGCAAGATTATAGCTTTACAAAAGTTAGTAGATGAAGCGTATTAAAATAATTTTTATTGTGCCTAACGGTTAAAGTAAAAGCTTTGTATTGCTTTTTACTTTTGTGTTATAGTTAGTTTAAAATACTATGAATAAGCAAACTAATAGTTTGTAAATAAGATAAAATTTAAACCAAATGGATTGGAGATATATTAATGAACTTTTACCAAAGGATAAACAACAAATAATTGTTTATCATGAAGGATTGCAAAAGGAGTTACAAAGAACTTTTAACCTTGAATTTTGGCAAAAACACAAACGAATAGTTGATTGTGACGAATTCTGTAGAAAATGGAAGGCGAGGAATTAATTAACTATAACAACCTTGTAAAGAAAGCTTGAGCGTCGTTTTCTTTTTAGAAAATGTTCTTTTACAATTCTGTTATATTTTTAGTATATTTAAAACACTATGAAAGTTAATGAAGTTAAGGTAGGTGATAAGTTTTATTATAAGAGTGACTGGTATAAGGTTATTAAATCAGATGATACTTTTACCTATAGTAATAAGATAGAGAATGACGGTTATAGATATTTACTTTTAAATGATGTTGAGGTAAGTATGGTAAAAGATGAGTATTTTAAAAAGAACCCTGATCATAAATAAGATGGCAAGTAAAGGCAGACCAAGAATAGAATTAAAAGACTTACCTAAAGACTGGGAGGAGTCTATTATTAACCTAGCAAAGAAAGGAGGCAGCATAGTAGAGATAGCTGTAGAATTAGACATAAGTAGAAATACTTTAAAGGCTTTAAGTGAAAGAGATGAGCATTTTTTGAACACCATAAAAAAGTGTAAGAGATATTGTGAGGCTTGGTGGTTAGGAAAAGGACGTACAGAGCTAGACAATAGGGACTTTTCTTATACTGGTTGGTACATGAATATGAAAAACCGTTTTGGCTGGGCTGACAAGCAAGAAATTAAAGAAGAAAAGAAAGTAGAAACAACTTTTGATTATAGTAACCTAGATGCAGAAACACTTAGAACAATTATTAAAGGGGTTAAACCTGACAAAGATACAGAGTGAGTTATATAAGAAGTCTTTCTATGATTTTAGCTTAGACGCTTTTAAAACACTTCACAATGGGCAAGAGCTTATACCTAATTGGCATATTAAATTACTATGTGACAGGTTACAAGTAGAGGCTGAAAGAATAGTAAGCGGAGGAGAAAGAGGTAAACACCTATTAATTAATGTACCGCCTAGAACATTAAAAAGTGAATTAGTAAATGTTTTCTTTAGTGTTTACTGCTGGATATTAAAAGACTCAATACAGTTTATTAGTTCAAGTTACTCAGCAAGTTTATCTATTGTACTTTCTACACAGTCCAGGAGGCTAATAGAGTCTGATTGGTTTATAGAGCATTTCCCTGATATTAAACTATCCAAAGATGAGAACACCAAAAGTAGATTTACAACTACTAACGGGGGTTTAAGGTATTCTACCTCAACAGGTGGAACGGTTACGGGTATGGGTGCAGATGTAATAGTAATTGATGACCCACAAAACCCACAGTTAGCACGATCAGAAGTAGAGCGAGATAATGCTAATAGATTCTTTAATGAAACTCTAAGAAGTAGATTAAACAACCCTGATAAAGGTATCTTTATTGTAATTATGCAAAGATTACACGAGGATGATATGACAGGAATGTTATTAGATAAAGAACCTCATAATTGGGAGCATATCTGTTTACCAGCTGAATTATCCGATAACGTTAAACCAATTAAATTAAAACAGTTTTATGTCGATGGTTTACTATTTCCTCAAAGATTAAGTTTAAATACCTTAGATAGCTTTAAAACGGGTTTGGGCTCGTATGGTTATAGTGGTCAATACTCACAGTTACCTAGTCCTAGTGAGGGAGGTATATTTAAGGGTGCATGGTTTAACACTATTAAAGAATTACCTAATAATCTTAAATTAGATCAGTTAAAGTGGGATTTCTATTTAGATACTGCATACACCAATAAACAGGAAAATGATGCTACAGCAATGTTATGCGCTGCTTTCCATAATAATGAACTATACATAAGAGAGGTTAGAGCTGTTCGTATGGAATTTCCTGAGCTAATAAAAGAGATTCAAAACTTCACAACAGTAAACGGTTATAGTAATAGGAGTAGAATATACGTAGAGCCTAAAGCAAGTGGTAAAAGTATTGTACAGATGCTTAAACGGTCTACAGGTTTAAACATAATGGAGGATAAGCCACCAACTCAGGATAAAATTAGTAGGGCTAGTAGTATCTCCGCTTTTGTTGAGAGTGGTAGGGTTAGTATGTTAGACGGTAGATATATTGATAACTTCTTAAACGAGCTTAAAGCGTTTCCTAATGGATCTCACGATGATATGGTAGATGTTTTAATAATGGCTATTGATAGAAATACAAACAGACGTAAAAAAGTTAGGGCTATGTCTTAATGTTACGAATATAAAGTTAATCGTAACATTATTTAAAATAAATCATAATATTGTTTTTTTAATACAAAAGTTTAACTTATATTTGTATCACACTAACAAACAAACGCAAACATTATGAAAAACTTACTTAACAAAATCGACAAATTAGAAGATAAAATAGAGAACGGAACTATAACAATGGATGAAGAAGTTTTGTTTCATGAATTAGTATTATTAGCTGAAAACTTTACAAGAAAATAAAATGAGAATATTTCAACATAAACTAAACGGTAACTATTACCGTTTAGTTAAATCTAATAAAGGAAGTGTTAATACATTTCTACAAGTAGATATAGAAAATAAACTAATTATTAACTGGAGGGATTGGAGTAATAAACCCGAAGAAATAAAAGCCATAATATCAGGTTTTGAAAATTTAACAGAAATACATTAATTGATATATAAAAGTGCTATACATTACACTAATTCATATAAATAGACTATAATACTTTATAAACAACAATTTAAGTGTATTACATTGCACTATTACAATTACTTATTCTTAATTCGCAAATCAAAAATAATTTATTACATTAGGGGCAAAACTAATAGATGGGAGATAATGTTAGGGTGAGGTTAAATAAATCAGAGGCTGAGTTTATAGGTTTAAAAGTTAAAGAAAACGAAAACGGTAGGAATACAGCTAGATACCAAATTACAGAAAAACAACATCAAAAAGTAATAACCCTTAGAACTACACCAAACAAAAGAAAGTTTGTAGAAACTATTAAGAAGTTAGACAAAAACGGTCGTACAATATCCAGCACTGAGAAACTACAAAGTAAGCCTATAGATGTTCCTGATAACTTTGAGGTAATTAAGGTAAGCACATCTAAGACTACAGGTCAACAATGGATACAATACGCTCCAAAAAAAGAAACAATAGAAGAGGCTGTAGAAAGCTTTGATTTTAAAAGTATCATAGAAAAGTATATTAAGCCTTTAGATACTTATGGATCTAATACAGTTACATACAAGAGTACCAATATTAAAGACTTCGATAAGCTTATTATTACTGATGTTCATATAGGTATGGATACAGACATAGATAATAATACTATGTATAAAGCGGAATGGAATAAGAAAGAACTATTTAAAACAGCTCAGATAGTAATAGATAAGACTTTAGAGGAGCAAGAGAGTGACGTTTTATATGTTGATGAGCTAGGAGATTTGTTAGACGGTTTTAACGCTCAAACAACTAGAGGAGGTCATGCACTACCTCAAAATATGACTAATGAGGAGGCTTTTGATTATGCACTAGAATTTAAGCTTAAAATACTTTACGGCTTAATTGGTAGCTATAAAGAGATCCACTTTAACAATATCTGTAATGATAACCATAGTGGAGCTTTTGGCTACTTTGTTAACGAAGCATTTAAGCAAATAGCAGAGATTCAGTTTAAAAATGTAACCGTAACTAATCATAGAAAGTTTATTAACCACTACTTTGTTAAAGATATTTGTTTTGTAATCACTCATGGAAAGGATGATAAGAGTTTAAAGTTTGGTTTTAAGCCTCATTTAGATTTAAAAGGAGCTGATAAGATTGACCAGTACTTAAAACAAAATAAGATTTATAAAGATGCTGAGTTAATTATTTTCTGTAAAGGAGATAGCCACCAACTTCTATTTGATATGTGTACGAGTGATGACTTTTATTACTTTAACTATCCAGCTTTAAGCCCATCTAGTAACTGGATAAAGAACAACTTTAAGTTAGGGCGCAGAGGTTTTGTTAACGAGTCTTATAAAGGCTTAAAACACTATCAAAAGGTTCACTTTATTAAAAATTAATTATATTTAAGATATGGAAAAGAAAACAGTTAAAAAGAAAGTAGAAAAGAAAGCGGTTAAGCCTGTAAAGTTATCATTAAAAGATAAGTTAATTGAAACGGTTGCATTTATTGAGAACTCAGTAAAAGAGGAAAGAGGTAAGAGCCTTAATACTACATCATGTGCAAAACTAAACAAGGCAGCGTTTACTATTAACACTATTATTAAGACTCTATAAATGATTATAGTAACTATCCTAAACAAAGAGTACCAATTACGTAATGAATGGGCTGATAATACTATAAAGCAAATGTCTATAGCTCAAGATTATATTGACGCTATGCCTAAATGGTTAGAACAGTATATTTATTCAGACAAAGAAGATACACCAGTAAGCGAGGTTAAGTTATTAGAGTTCTATATTGATTGGATATTAATATTTTCAGACATACCTAAAGAGTATTTAGAGTCTGAGATTGAAATAAAGGACTCTAAAGATACTTCACTAATAGAACTGTTTAACTTAGTAGGGAAGTTTTTAGGAGAGCCTACAGAGGCTGAGGTAGGTTCGTCTGATACTATCAATTTTGAGGGTATAGACTATGTTTTTATAGAATCTGCTAAAACAGCTGGAGGAATAGAAAAGCTTTTAGGCGGTGCTACATTTAAACACTTTGCAGAAAGTCAAGCATTATCTACGTTGTTTCAAAAGAAGCAGTACAGGAAGTGGGAATACATTGCTAGAATTACAGCTATACTATTTAGAAAGCATCAGGATGAGGAGTATAACGAACTTAAAATAGATACAAGAGCCAAAAAGTTTTTAGACTTACCAGTATCAGAGGCTTATAAAGCGTATTTTTTTTTGGACTCGCATATCAACAAATTACAAAGTTCTACCCTAACATCTTTAACGGAAAGAGCGGCAAACCAATCGGCTCAGCATCAGAAACCATTGTTAAAAATGTTTATTGGCAAATTAAAGCCTATGAGCTATCTGAGAAAGGTATTTACACGAAAGAGGGGTTAACTCCATTAGATAGTGTTTACGATACTAACGTATGGGATATAATGCAGTATGTAAGCATACAAACAGCTCAAGATACTTTGAAATATGAAGCTCAAGAGATAGCACATAAAAACGCAAAGCGTAGCAGATAATGGATAGAACAATGTTTATAGATCAAGTATTAGAGTCCTGTGAGCTTTATAGATATGATATATTAGGTCAGTATGTTAAATACTATTTACTTGGTGTATCTGATAACTTAGTAAGGGTAGAAATGAGATACTTTGACGAATATAGCGAGGTATGCACTACTTTAGAGTTCCAAAATGATGATAAGTTAATAGATGCTTTAATAGATGAATTGTAATTATTTTTAATTTATTTTCATATTAATTTTTTATTACAGAATATTATACTTAGATTTGTACAACACTCAAACAAAGAAGTTATGACAAGTTTACAATTATTAAGAAAAGTTAGTGAAGAATCAAAAGAAGAAAAGAAAAGATTAACTAACTCTTACTTCGGAGGCGATAGACTTTACTTTAAAAAACAACTATCTAAATTTATACATTGTTACGTTGATAATGACATTTACGAAACTATTAATAATGTTTCGTCTGCTTATGCTAGATCATTAGATTACTAAACAACAGCCCTACGGGGCTTTTTTAACATACTAAACAAAACGCTATGACTATTAAGATTGAAAACAAACAGCAAGAGCAAATTACACTAGAAAACTTAGGTAATGAGGGTTATAGATGGTCTACTGATGTATATCCTATTGACTTTAAGCCGTCTTTAACTGAGAACTTTAATAAAATAGGCTTTCCTTATATTATGTATATAAGTAATAATATTATTGATTGGGATTATGATCATAAAGTAGAGTATATTAAAACGGATAATTCTAAGGTTAACGAAAACTTACTAAAAGAGAATGAGCTTTTAAAAGTACAACTATCTAATATTGAGGATTGGTTAAGAACTAGTATTACTGGTGTAGAGTCAGCAGAACATATATTAAACTTATTCTTTAACGATTAACTATGAAACACAAACAAACACAAAGCGAATCAGATATTATTAGACAGTTTGACAAGCAAATACGGTATGAATTATACGAGTTTATGTATATGCATAAATGTCCATCATATTGGGGTAAAAAGTTATTTATATCAACTATAAATTTCAATGTTTATAACTGGAAAATAATACAAACAGAACAGTATCTATTAGATAAAAATAAACGTGAGGGGGCTGAGATGTATAAATTTATGTATGAAAAGGTATTAGAACATAAAAAACGATTAGTAAAAGTTGATAATGTAATGTATTATGATGTATCCTAGAGTATTAGTTGCAATGCCTACAGCAGATAAAAAAGATTATTGCGTAGATGAGTTTATAAATCAGATTAAAACCTTTACATATCCATTATATGACATATTTGTATTAGACAATAGTAAAGACCCTAAACACGTTCAAAAGTTTTGGGAAAACGGTATAAAGGCAGTACACGAGCCTATCAATGGTAACTTTAAGTCTGAGTTAGCTAGACATCAAAACATAATTAGAAACTACTTTTTAAATGGTGATTACGATTATTTATTAATGCTAGAATCTGATGTATTTGCTGGTGAATGTATTATAGAAAACTTAGTAAGTTATGCTGATGTTTACGGTGCTAGTATAGTTACTGCTACTTATGAAATTAGAAAAGATGAGG